TTGAAGACGGCATAAGTGTATGGAAAGTAGGCAAAAAGAAAGCCGGCCGCCTTCTTGACGGCTGGACGTGGGACGAGTTTCCGGATTAGGAGTGGTTGCTGTGAGGGCAATAAAAGCCATCCTTATAGCTGTAATTTTACTCATAACATGCACCGTTGCAGTCAGCGAGGCCGAGGCACCGGAACTGCCGATTGAGGACTTAATCACAATCAGCGAGCCGGTAACAGTATCGGAAGGTCAAATAGACCCGGTTTACCTGCTGGCAAGTCTCATCTGGGCGGAGGCGCGCGGGGAACCTTTTGAAGGACAAGTGGCCGTCGGGGCAGTGGTGATGAACCGCGTCGAAAGCCCTCAGTTCCCGGGCACTATTCAAGAAGTCATCCGTCAAAAGGGCCAGTTCGCGAAAGCATCGGACAAGTTTAGTCTTGAAACGCTGGAAGCTGCGGAAGCTGCTTTGAGAGGCAAAGATCCAACTGGCGGGGCACTTTACTTCTACAATCCGAATTTAACGACAGACACTTGGATATTTACGCGGGAGACGTTATGTGTGATCGGTAATCACCGGTTTGCAATATAGGGGGTAGGCGCATGTACCATTACAAAATCACGAGGCGAAGATTTATCTGGTTACAAAAAAGATTAGGAACGAAATACGAGCCGGCGAGCTATAAAGATGTACTTGATTATCTTAACAAAACTTCTGGCCTGAACCGGAAGATAAATAAGTTGTTAATTGATTAGGGAGTTTTCGAGATGGAGCTAAAACCTGTCCTTAAATATCCTGGCGCAAAGTGGCGCATAGCCAAATGGATTCTTGAACACATGCCAGCACATACGACGTACTTAGAACCGTTTTTCGGTTCCGGTGCAGTGTTCTTCAATAAGAAACCGTCCAAAGTTGAAACCATTAACGACATTGATGGCAACGTGGTTAATTTGTTCAAGGTTATCCGAGAGCGGCCAGCTGAACTTGCAAGGCTGATTGAAATGACGCCCTGGGCACGTAAAGAACATGAGGAAAGTTTTACCTTAACCGGTGACCCGCTGGAAGACGCAAGAAGAACTCTTATTCAGTACTGGCAAACGCACGGGGCTTCTATTGGACGGGGTACAACCTGGAGAACTGTTTACACTAATTCAAACAGGGTTACAGAACTATGGGACAAACTGCCAGAACGAATAATTAACACGGCCAAAAGGCTTAAACATGCCCAAATCGAGAACCGGCCTGCTTTAGAAATTATTAGGCGTTACAAACATGAAGATACCTTGATTTATGCTGACCCGCCTTATCCTCTTAAAACCAGGAACGGAAGAATGTACGCCCACGAAATGACAGTAAAAGAACACGAAGAACTCTTAGAGGCGCTTAACGAACACCCGGGGGCCGTCCTGCTTTCCGGATACGATTGCGAACTTTACAACACACGTTTGAAACACTGGACGCGGAAAACAAAGAAAACGCTGGCCGAAAAAGGGCAAATGCGAGAAGAAGTTTTGTGGTTAAACCCGGTTGCTTCTGAACTAAACGAGTACAGACAATTAAGCCTTTTAGACAAGGAGGTTTGACGGTGTTTAAAAAAGGCGACAAGGTGCGGTATAAGAGCCCTTCCTGCGGCAGGACGTTTGTAGTGATGAAGGTCCGTGGGAAGATAGCAGTCATTGGCCGGAAACGGGGAGACGGTACCGTTTACGAGTGCGAAACGCCGCTCTATAACCTGGAGCGGGTGGAAGAGAAGCGGGTAAGTTAAAGCGGAGGTTCATCGAATGCCAAACAGAATCTTAAAAGAATCTATCTGTACAAGCGAGACAATTGACCAGTTAACAGAAGCAGAAGAGAATTTTTTCTATCGGTTGATTGTAAATTGCGACGATTTTGGGCGTTTAGATGCTCGTCCCTCGGTGGTTAGGGCAAAACTCTATCCGCTCCGGCTTGATTCGGTAACGGATAAAGATATTTTAGCCAGGCTAAAAAAACTGCAGCAGGTGGGTCTTATTTTCATCTACGAAGTTGACGGTCGCCCTTACCTGCAAGTAAAGACGTGGGACAGGCACCAGCAGAAAAGAGCTAAGCATAGTAAGTACCCATCACCATCTGAAAGCACTTGCAATCATATGATATCAGATGAAATCAAATGTCCCCGAGAATACGAGAATACGAGAAACGAGAAACGAGAAGTCGAGGACGAGGAATCGAGAAACGTGAAAGCAGATGATTGCAAATGCGATATGCCTGCAGGTAATGGAAATTGCGCCGGCAGCGAGGAAAAAGAAGCGGCGGCGCCGGCAGTTGAAAAAATTCCGGAAGACAACAAAAAGCCTTGGGGTTTAATGCGAGGCTTCGAGCAGGAATTTGGTCGGCCTCTCTCGCCGATGGAAATAGAGCAGATTAACAAATGGGGTGAGAAATACAAGCCGGAAATCGTACAAGAAGCGCTGCGCCGAGCCGTTGCCAGCGGCATACTCCGTTTGCGGTATATCGACGGCATACTGTTGAGCTGGGAGAAGGCCGGCTTAAAGACTTTGCGCGAAATTGTGGAATACGAGCGCTCTGTCGAAAAGCACAAGCGAAAGGCATCCGGCGGCCGTGACCTGCCGCCCGATCCGGCCAAAGTGGTGCAGCTGCAGCGGAAGCAGCGCGAGGAAAAAATCAAGGCGGCGGCCGCGTACATACGCCTGCAGCTGGGAGAAAAGCCGCCGCGCGGCAAAGCTGAGGGAATCGCAAAAGGGTACGGCGAGGACCTGGTACCCGTGATTTTAAACCGAGTGTACGGAGGTGAGCCTCCCTGATGGAAAGCGTAGGGGAAATTCTTGATAACCTGAAGCACATCGAGGTGTCAATTAGGTGTCGCAAGTGCGGGGCTGTCCCGCAGCTGGTCGGTAAGCAGTACTCCGTAAAGTGCCCGTCCTGTGGGTCGCTGATAACCGTTACGCGGAGCTACCTTGCCAGGCTGAAGCAGAAAGAGTACAAGGCCCGGTACGGCGAGGCGTACAAAGTTAATAAATGTAATATTTGCGATGACAAGGGATTCGTGATATTGGAAGAGCAGGTAGACGAGGAGTTGGCTACTTTCGGGTACCGGTGCCTGTGCCAGGCCGGCCAGAAAAAAGAGTTAGCCGGGTGGCCGCTGGTACCGGTGGCGAAGGTTGAAAAAGAGATAAATTTCCAAAACAACCCCATGAGCGAACCGGCGAACCGGTAAAAAGCAAAAAATAAGGGGTGATTTCAGTGGGAAAGCTTGCTGAAGTTTTAGGCCTGGATAGTGCTTACGGCAGCGCGGCATGTTGCAGGGTTGAAAATGCGCACCAGGTCGAACATAAAGACACTTTAAAAGAGCGCTACGAGCAGGAGTGCGGCGAGGTCACCACAAGAAAAAATGACTCCGGAAGAGCGGAAAAAATATGGTCTTGAAGAACGGAAAAAGAAGCCTAGAGGAAGCACCATGGCCGAGGCCCGGAAATTGCTGCCCGAGGAAAAGCTTAACGAGTTGCTTGCGCAGGGCCTGAGCGCAAAAGAGATCAGCAAACGCTATAGTTTACCTCTCTGGGCAATATACGAGCTAAAAAAGCAATACGGGAAAAGCAAACCGGACCGGAAAACTGATATGGAAGCTGAGAAGAAAAATGTTACCGAAACTGATGCGTTTACCTGGGCCGTGCCGATTCGCACGGATGAAAATAAAAAAACAATTAACATATCAAAAGAACATGTTAGGTTATCTATGGCAGCTGCGCGGCTTATAGATGCTCAGTATATCAAAATAGGTGTGTCAGAGGACGGGATACTTGCCTTAGTACCAACTACAGATAAATTCAAATAGATGAATTGAGAAGCGAAGCAATCAAATTAAAGCGAGAAAACCAGACCCTAAAGAACTTTAAAAAACAGGTCGAACAGGCCCAGGAAATAATGAAAAGCAAGGGATATCACGTAAGTTGGTACGGTAATCATTGGCTGGATGACCTAGCAGAAGCGTTAGAACAAAAAATACCCACAGCGATAGCAGGATATATCAAGGACTTAAGTAGAGATATAAAAAACTTGGAAAAGGTTTTAGGGGAGGGTAAATAAAAAAATGACCCGCCTAAGCTTGAAACAAGCCCGGGCCCTGGGAATTGACCCGGGGTCTCGGAAAAGTAAATATGGAGCCAGGAAAGTCACAGTTGACGGCATCACATTTGATAGCAAGAAGGAGGCCAACAAGTACTGTGAACTGAAAGTGCTCAAGCGCGCCGGCGAAATAGTTGACTTCGAACTCCAGCCGGAGTTTGAGCTTATCCCAGGGTTTACTTATAAAAATAAAAAATACAGGCCAATCAAGTACCGGGCTGATTTTAAAGTGATTTACCCAAATGGCCGGGTGGTAGTGATTGATACGAAAGGATACAGGACTAAAACGTACCAGCTGAAAAAGAAGATGCTGCTATACCGGTACCCGGGTATTGAGTTTATGGAGGAGTGATGTTGATGGCGATTAGGCCACCGGTACCGAAAGTAAAAACAACTGCACATGCAGAGGAGCGCTGGAAGGAACGGGGCGACGGCCGTGATTTACGCCGGGTTGTAATTGGCAGGATAAGAGATACTCTCCGGGGCGGTATCAAGCCGGTCCCGGGGAGTCCCGAATTGTTCATTATGCCTTTAGGGAATTTACTTTTTGCCATATGTGAACTGCAGCCACCCTGGTGGGTGGTGGTGACGGTGATGAAAAAGCCTTATTACGATCCGGAGAGAGTAAAATGGACAAAGAAGGTGGCGGGACGATCCGGATCGGCGGCAAAAAAGACGTAACCAGAATTATTAAGCGTCTTATGGAAACCGGGGAAACGCTGCAGCTAGACGAAAAAAGGACTTTGAAATGGAACGGCAGGTGGGAGTTTCATTCCTACAATGCGGATATATTCGGCAGGATTAACACATCCCCGTACGTTATAGACGAAAAAGAAGCGCGGAGGTTAGTGTGGGAGTTTCGACGCGAGATAAATCAAAAATATGCAACAACCAAACAATTGCAACTCGAAGTTGATGAGGATAATAAAGTGAAGGTTGTAGGTGGAGATTGATGATCCGAATCGGTGAATATATCGAGGTTATGCAACCATACGTTTGGCGGCTGCTGCTGAGGCGGTACCTGTGTTACTTGGAGGACTGGGAGCGGCTCATGAAAGAGCGGCCGAGGCCTGCGTAGGAGGGGGAGGGATACTCTTGATAGATAAAATCAGCAAATGCGAGAGAATAGAAGATTTTTTATATATGTACCAGGATTCGAAACCAGACGAAGTTATATCATTCATTGAACAAAAGTTTGAAGATCTCGTGAGCGAATACGGCTACAACATAATTCACAGGGTCGAAGATGCGTGCGAACTTCAAATAACGACCGCAGAAGAGGAGAAATGTAAAAAAGCAATTAAAAAGCTCACCAAACAACAGATATTTGAAATCAGCGCGACTGTTTCTTATCTGGCTGGCATGTGTGCTTGTTATCTATGGAAGGAGAAGGGAAAATAATGAAATGTGATTGCAGTATTGACTTTGGTGACTACCCTGAATTTTATCGTGAAGAATACCCAAAAGCAAGAAAAACTTATAGATGCTGTGAGTGCGGAGAGAACATTGAACCAGGACAGAAGTATCATAAAGTGGTAGGTAAATGGGATGGAGACTTTGAGATATATCGCACCTGCATGACTTGTTATCACATTCGTAAAGATTATTGCCCTAATGGTTTTATTTTTGGCGAGCTTGCAGAAGTTGTTTATGAGTGTCTGGGGGTTAAATTGAGGTAAAAACAAACCCGCCTCCCGGCGGGCATAGGTGAAACCTCTCCAAGAAGATTTTACCACACCGGCCGGGAGGTGTGCAAGGTGAAACTGAAAAGGGCAACATATAGGCACATAGAGGCGGAGATATATTCATACGAAGAGACGCGTCGGGCGATGAAGCAGCTGCGACTTGAGATTATGTACGAAGGCCGCCGGTATGAAGAAGGAATGAAGGTCAGCGGCGGCGGACCGGTCTCCAGTATCGTCGAAAGGAGAGCTACCAGGCTGGCGAATTCAATTCTGTTGCGGGAGATGGAAAGAATTACGGGAGCTATCGCTGCAACGTACCTAGTAGCCAAGGAGGAAGCCAGAAAAATAATTTGGATTAAGTACGGCCTGGCGATAGAGTGGGAGCCGCCGGCGGAGTTGAAGGCAGTCATGGAAGGGCGGAATAGGTACGATATGAGCGTTAAGGAAATGGCAGACCTTATACCGGTGGCCGAGAGCACGTTTTATCAATATAAGACTGGATTTGTGTATGGTATTGCGGAGAGGCTGGGGTGGTATTAAAAAATATAGAGTTTTTTCGGAGTTTAGGCGGCATATTCTGTGGTAATATGATACCAAGTAGCCGTCCGGGAGGGCGGTTTTTGTTTTAGGAAGCCGGAAATAAGCATATCCTATAACTAAAATGTTAATAGTGGTGATGTATTGTGCAGATAGAAAAAATCCGCCGATGGGCAGAACACTTTTTTATAATACCTGTTAGGTGGTTCAAGCTTCACTGCCAAGCTTATTGTAACTTACAACAAAGGTGCAAGGTTTGCGGGTACCGGGATAAATTTGAATTTTATGTATCTGATAAAAGGTGATGCCGCATGACCAAGTGGACCGAGGAACAAAAGCAAAAAGCTCTCGCCATCGCGGAGGCTACTACCGTGAGGGAAGCCTCGGAGCAGACCGGCATCCCCGCCGGCACGATTAAACGCTGGCGAAAAGAAGAGCGAGCGAACCGAACCAGCGAACCGAACCAGGCGAACCATGCGAACCGAACCAAGGAAGAAAGAGAGGAAGCGGTGCAGGAGGCGTTAGCCGAAGCGAAAGAATACATTGTGGACCGATACAAAGCCCTGGCTGATCAGTTATATAGACTTGCGGCCAAGGCTACAAGCAAGGTAGATATAGCCATTAGCGATCCTGACGAAGTACCAAAAGGCAAGAAGGCGGAATTCCACGACCGGGACGGGGCCGCCTGGGTGCGGGCCCTGGTAGGAGTGATGGCGCAGTCTATTAATAAAGCACAGCTGCTATCCGGCAAGCCCACGGCCAGGCCGGAGGTGTCAAATAAACATGAGTACGAAATTACACAGCGAATCATCGCAGACCCGGAAGCCGTCGAGCTCGCAGAAAACCTCTTACGACGCGCTGCGGGCCGTGACGCCGGCGCACTTCGCATGGACCGTTAGCGAAGGACGCTGGGTACCATTTGAACATCTGCTTTTATTAAACCGGAAGTTAGTAGACGTGGCGGCCGGCAGAATTAAGCGCCTGATGGTATTTATGCCGCCGCGACATGGGAAAAGTGAACTGGTTAGCCGGTATTTTCCGGCCTGGTATATTGGCACGTTTCCAGATAAACGAATAATCCTGGCCAGCTACGAAGCTGATTTCGCGTCCACATGGGGACGCAAGGCCCGGGACCTCCTGGAGGAGCACGGGCCTTCTTTATTTGGAATAAAAGTTTCAAGCGCTTCTTCAGCTGCAAGCCGGTGGGATATTGAAGGCTGCGAGGGAGGTATGGCAACTGCCGGCGTCCGGGGTCCGATAACAGGTAAAGGTGCTAACGTGGCTATTATTGACGATCCGGTTAAAAACGACCAGGAAGCAATGAGCCAGACGTACAGGGATGCGACCTGGGATTGGTACCGAGCAACATTTTCGACCCGTATTCAAGACGAAGGCGCTATTATTTTAGTCATGACCCGCTGGCATGAGGATGATCTTGCCGGTAGACTACTGAAAGCGCAAGAAGAGGGCAGCGACCAATGGGAAGTTGTTAATCTGCCGGGGTTAGCCGAGGAAGGCGATTTATTGGGACGTACACCTGGGGAACCACTTTGCCCGGAATTGTTTACGAAGAAGACGCTAGAACGGACAAAGGTCCGGCTTGGCTCTTACTGGTGGAATGCCTTATATCAACAGAGACCTTCGCCGGCAGAGGGGAACCTTTTTAAGCGCCAATATTTTCGGTATTACAACATCGAAGATGAATTTTATGTGTTGCATCTACCTGACGGGCAAAGAAAGCGCTGGATGAAAAACCAGTGCCTGATTTTCCAGACTTGCGACCCGGCCGGCAGCACAAAGACCACGGCAGACTATTTCGTTTTAGCTACCTGGATTGTAACGCCGCACCGGGAATTGTTGTTGAGAGACATAATTAGAGAAAGGTTAGAGGGCCCGGATCAGCCAAAGTTATTTAAGACTGGGTACCAACGCTGGCAGCCAATAATACAGGGTGTTGAACCGGCGAACATGGGGCTGACGCTGTTCCAGACATTGCAGCGGATGTGGCTGCCCTTGGTTGAACTGAAGCCGGACAAGGACAAAGTTACCCGGGCCCTGCCGATGGCAGCGCGGTATGAAGTTGGTGCTGTTTATCATTTACAGGGAGCGTCTTGGCTGGATGAGTACGAGGAAGAGCTGATAGGTTTTCCGAACGCTGAATACGATGATCAGGTTGACATAGCAGCTTATGCAGCTGTTGTCTTGGCTAGGTTAGATGAGATTTTGGAAGGGGACGATATCGCGATCTACGATGACCCGGTAGAAATATCACCGGTTTAGGTGCGGAAATAACTCGGCGGGGTCGTTGGTAGTATCAATCTTGTATTTTTTAAGGAAATCGTACCAGCCCATTTGCTGCACGTACCACCGGTGCTTCTCGCACAGCGGCCAAAGGTAGCCAATCCAGCCCTGATATCCATGTTTCTTTGCGTTGTAAACAAAATTCGGGGGCAAGTGCCAGCAGATCATGCAGCGCGTGTTACGTATCCGTTGATATTCCGCCTTCGCAACGTAACGAACAGGGTCCGGAAAGAGGAAGATAATCACCGCCTTTAGGAGAGATGAATATATGGGTATATTTCAAGAAGCTGCCAGAAAAATCCTTTCTGAAGATCTAGAAAAAATGCAAGAAGCGATAGAGCAGCGTGATGAAAGTTTGGAATTCTTGCAGGAGCGCCTGGCCGAGCTGGAGCTGGCCCTGGAAGACGCCGGCTGGATGAAGCTCAGTTCCGAAAGCAACCGAGAATTTTCCCGGGAAGGTTTACGCAAAATTAACCAGCTGGCCCGGCTGTACTGGATTAAGAACCCGCTCATTAAGCGAGCTGTTCTTACACAGACACAATATGTATTTGGCCAAGGGGTGAACATTGAAGCAGAAGATCCGGACGTAAACGAAGTTATTCAAGAGTTCCTGGACGACCCTAAGAACCGGGCAGAATTTACCGAGCACCAGGCCCGGATGATTAAAGAGACGGAGATGCAGTGCTTTGGGAATATTTTCTTTGTCTTTTTTGTTAATCGCTCAACAGGTACGGTTAGGATACGAACCATACCGGTAGACGAAATAGAGGACATTATTTGTAACCCGGAGGACGCAAAAGAGCCCTGGTACTATAAGCGGGTATGGATAGAGCGGCGATTTAACACCAGTACTGGCAATTATGAAATCCGGCAGAGAGTGGCTTATTACCCTGATTGGAAATACAACCCCACCGGGGGCCACCCGAAGGCCATTGGGGGCAAGCCGGTTGAAGATGCTCTCGTGTACCATGTAGCAGTAAATAAACTCAGTGACATGAAATTTGGCGTATCAGAGGTTTATGCGGGCATTGACTGGGCCCGGGCATACAAGGAATTTTTAGAGAACTGGGCCACAATAGTAAAAGCATACTCACGTTTCGCATGGCAACTCACAGCTAAAGGCGGTAAAAAGGGTGTTGCTAAAGCTAAAGATAAATTACAAAGCACTCTTGGCATTAATAGCGGAGCCGAAACTAACCCGCCGGCGGTAACGGCAAGCGCTTTTATTGGAACCGAGGGAGCAAGGCTGGAACCCATAAAAACCGCCGGCGCTACCACTAAGGCCGAGGACGGTCGGCGGCTTTTGCTTATGGTCAGCGCAGCAACAGGTATATATGAGCATTATTTTGGCGATCCATCAACGGGGAACCTGGCCACTGCCAAAAGCATGGAACGGCCGATGGAGCTCATGTTTAGAAATAGACAGCAGCTGTGGGCCGGTGTATTCAAGGAAATGTGCCAGTTTGTAATTGAGCAGTCTGTGAGAGCGCCGAAAGGTAAATTGCCGGGGCAGATACTGAAAAATGAATACGGCGAAGAATACGTGCAGCTGGCGAACGACATGAGCAACAGGGTTAATGTCACTTTCCCGGATATCCTGGAGAAGGACGCGAAAGAAAAGGTAAGCGCCATCGTTAGCGCAGCCACTCTGGACGGTAAAACACCGGCCGGCACTCTGGACCTGAAGCGCATTACCCGCATGCTGCTCCTGGCGCTCGGTGAAGAAAACGTGGATGAAATACTAGAAGATTTATTCCCGGATGATGAAGAAGGGGAGGGCCGGAACAAAGAAGAGGAACAAGAAATTGAAACCATGATGGTGGATGCCGTTCGTGAACTTAGAGAGGCGGTGGCCCGTTTTGCGAGCGAAGAAGCTGCTTGAAGCGCTGGATCGGTTCCTGGAGGCCATGCACCGATCCATGAAAAACAAAGCTCTAGCGCCGATAGAGAAAAAACTTGAAAAAGACATGCAAAAAGCTTTCCGAGCACAAAAGAAAGCTTTTTTAAATAAGTTTGAGAAATTTAAGTCGCGGTTTAAAGAGTCTGTGAGACTAAAGGAATCAATCAACGACGATGAAACAGATCCGATTTTTGAGCAAGTATTTTCGGAAACGGGCGACCTAATACGAGAGCCAATCAAAGAAGCTGCTAAGAAGGCACTGCAGGCAGCCGCTTTAAAAACCATAGCAGATTTGAAAGTCAACATAGCGTTTGACCTGGAGAACCCCAGGGCGGTTGAATATTTAGAATTACATGCTGCTGAAAAAGTGACCAATATTAACAATACCACCCGGGCCCGGATCAAGACGATAATCACCCGGGGAACCGAAAAAGGCTGGTCCTATGACAGGATGGCCCGGGAAATATCCAGCCGGTTTGAGGAATTTGCGGTAGGGAAGCCGCAAGAGCACATAGATAGCCGGGCGCACTTGGTAGCTGTAACCGAGACAGCCGAGGCCTACGAGGAAGGCAACCGGATCGCGGCCAAGGAGATACAGAAACAGGGCGTTCTTATGGAAAAGTCTTGGCTAACCGTGGGGGATGACCGGGTTTCCGACGGCTGCGAGGAGAACCAGGACGCAGGCTGGATTGACATTGATGAGGAATTCCCCAGCGGTCACCAGCGGCCGCCGCGGTTTCCGGGCTGCCGGTGTGATTGTCTTTATCGGCGAAAGCGGCAGGAAGGTGGTGAATAAATGCCCTGGACCGTCAAAGATGTGGACAAACATATTAAAAGCTTGACCGATAAACAGAAAAAAGTTTGGGTCAGGGTAGCCAACGACGCCCTGGCCCGTTGTATTGAAGCGGGAGGTACAGACGAGACTTGCGCGCCAAAAGCTATCCGGCAGGCGAACACCGTGGCCCAGAAAGTTACGGAGGCGATGGCCAAAGCCAAGCGAAAACTGGCGTTCCTTCAAGAAGCGGAAAAAAACCTCGAAGACTGGGCCTATCTCATTCACCATGTAGTGATCGATGGGAAGAAAGAGTTGCTGCACCACTGTCTTTTGGTTGACCACCTCGGGAACAAGTACGTTATCGACCATCTTGTGGTCAAGGGGAAGATTTATCATGTTGTGCAGGGCTTAGCCGACAATCAAGACGTTTATTGGAGCGACGAGGAGGCGGAGGCTGATGGTCAGGAGGTTCCCTGCGCAAATCGGCAGTTGGAGGAATCCGACTGATGGTTCCTATTCTGCTGCTGGCCTGATTGAGCTCTTGGAGAAGGTCGTCACGGAAACGGTTCGCTGGTGCGAACGCCCCGGTGTTCTGCTGTCTGCGGGCGTTGACAGTGCCCTGCTGGTGGCACTCCTGCGAAAGGTGAGCCCTGACGTTCCGTGCTTCACAATTGGGACCGGATTAGACCACCCCGATGTGATCGCGGCAGGGCGACTGGCGGAGGAATGGGGCATTGACTGGCGCCTGTATGTCCCGAGTAGGCAGGCTAAGGAATCTGCCCGAAGAGAGGTTCGAGGCCTATACTTCCCGGGCGACGATGGCGTTCTGTTGGCCTTGCGGTTCGCTTCCAAGTGGGTTACGGATATCATTGCCACCGACGGCATCGACGAGCAGATGGGCGGTTACTGGTGGCACAGTCACAGAGATGAACAGTTTCCAAGAATTGAGGATGCGTTTGAGTATTTTTGGAACGAGCTTGAGCCAAAACACCTGAAGCCGATGTTCCGGGCGGCGGACCAGGTGGGAGTCAATCTCCACTGGGTATATCTCCAGCCCACTGTTGTTGGCTACATTGCCCGGATTCCATTGAGTGAGCGGGTCCGGGATGGGATCGGTAAAGCATTTTGGCGCGAGGTTGCCCGTCTGGCTGGGGTACCGGAATGGGTGATTCAGCGCCCAAAAAGGGGGTTTGTGCATGCTCTTGCCAATCTGGATCGGTGACCGAATTGCAGAAAGAGTGGTGACGGAAAGCATGAATGAAGTTCAAGATACCTTGCAGAGACTTGAAGAAGTCGGCAGAGTGGTCAGCAAGGATAATGAAAACAAAATCAAAGCGGCCATCAAAGCGCTGCAGGATATTATAGCCAAACTGGGGCAGGGTGATAACGTAGAAGAGGCCGAAAAGAAAAAAGCAATCTGGGAAGCAAAAAAACTGATTGAAGCAGAACTGAGCCATGACCAGATCCGGCAACAGTTGCGGCAGGCCTTGCACAATGAGAACCCAGCAACCAAACGGTGGTACTTCATCCGTGACGTTTTCAGCAGTTATTTCATCTACGAAGATGAACCTCGGGATGATGCTACCGGCAAAATGAAGCTCTTTAAGCGTACTTATGTTATTGACGACAACGGCAAGGTAATGCTGGGTGATCCGGTTGAAGTAGTAAAAGAAATAACTTACAAACCCGTAAAAACGCAGGAATCTAACCGTGGATTAGAAGAGGCCAAGACCAAAACCGAGGACGGAAAGCAGTATCCGGCAGAAGCTTATACATACGTGCCCGATCCCGACAAGCCAAGCACGTGGAAACTTCGGCTGTGGGAAGACCCACAGAAGAAGATGACAGCAGCGCAGGTGGGCCGTGCTATTGCAGCCTTCAGTCCTGGAGGATTCCGGGGGCAAAAAGTAGATATCCCAGCAAAGGATGTGGCGAAAGTAAAAGCCAAGCTTAGAGCAGCTTGGAAGAAGGTTAATCCGGACCGGGACCCGAAAGAAATGCCGGCGCACATTAAAGAATCTGATGGTGAACAAAACTTAGCAGGCGAATTTATTCCTCTTGTTGAGAAGGCAGTCCGCAGGGATGGGACTATCCCCATTAAAATTATTCAGCCAGGCTGGGGTAATTCCGGGTATTATTCTAAAGAAGTTCTTGAAAGAGACACCGGCGTCTACAAAGCCGGTTTAAAAATGTACTGGGACCATCCGACTAAAACCGAAGAAAACGAACGGCCTGAGCGCTCGTTGAGAGACCTAGCGGGCGTTTTGGTTTCCGATGGACGTTTTGAGGAAAATGGCCCGGACGGCCCCGGTATTTATGCTGATGCTAAGGTATTTGGGCCGTATCAAGAAGCTGTCAAAGAGCTAGCTCCGCACATTGGCATTAGCCATCGAGCCCTGGGCAAAGCCAAACAAGGAGAGGCGGAAGGAAAGACAGGCCCCATTATAGAGAAAATCGCCGCAGCAGAAAGCGTGGACTTTGTCACTACTCCCGGGGCTGGCGGCAAAGTGATTGAGCTATTCGAAGCTGCCAGGGCAAAGGCAGCGGGAAGGAGTGAAGATGAAGTGAACTGGGATGCCATTACATTGGACGAGGTTAAGCGCAATAGACCCGATCTAGTCGAAGGACTGAGGACAGAAATCAAAGCGGCTGTGTATGGCGAGAAAAATAAATTCGAGGAGGCGAAGCGGATGAGTGACGAAAAGCTGAAAAAGCTTGAAGAAACCAATAGCAAACTGGAAGAGGAGAATAAGCGCTTAAAGGAGTCCCTGATCTTAAGAGAGGCGAGGGATTTTGTTTCTGAGCAGCTGAAGGAAGCCAAGCTGCCTGACATCACCAAGCAGCGCCTGGTTGAAAGCCTGGCACAAAAGCCCATGCTCAAAGATGGCGAGCTGGACAAGGACGAGTACAAGAAGAAAATCAAAGAGGCCATAGATGCAGAAGTGGACTATCTAGCGAAAGTGACCGGTTCCGGAAAAATCAAGGGCATGGGTGAAGGCGGAAGCGGAGATGTGAATCTTGAGGAAGTTGAAAAAACTTTAGAAAGTTCCTTTGCGCGGTTGGGGCTTACTGAGAGTGCTGCCAAAATTGCTGCAAAGGGCAGGGAGGTATAAAAAATGGCAAAAAATAGGGTTTATGAAGATGGTCGTTACCTGTATGTAGATGTGCCGGAAGGTACCAGTTCTGGTGACCCCGTAGTGTTTGGCAATATCCCCGGTGTAGCTCAGATTGACCGGGACAGCGACGGTAAGGCTACTATTGACACTAGTGGCGTATATAAGTTAGATGTTAACGGTGCTGATGATGTTGGCGATGCAGCTATTTCTGCCGGAGATGTTATTTACTATGATGGCGGGATACTAAATGTTGATGCTACAAATGGTATTCGCTTTGGTTATGCTCTTGAAGCTGTAGCCAGCGGAGCAACCACTAACATCAAGGTAAAAATCGGTTATTAAGGGAGCGTGAGATAGATGGCTGAATTCTTAGAAGTAATTGAAAACATACGCGCAGAAGAAGCCTCTGTTCAGAGGCTTTTTGGTTCTGAAGGCCAGGGAGTGCGCCAGGCGCATGGGCGCAATAACCCTGAGTATATGAAGAAGCTTGCTGAAGCAGCTAAGTTTATGGCTGATGTATTTGAGGGCCGCAGGCCTGTGTATCACCTGCAGGAAGCGATGACCACCAGCGATTTCCCCTATCTGTTCGGGGATGTGCTGGATCGGCAGCTCCTGGCTAACTACCGGGAGACTCCGGCGGTCTACCGCAATTACTGCAGGATTGCAACAGTAAGAGATTTCCGCACAGTTAAGCGGTTTACCGTAAGCGGGGCCGAAGCCGTATTGGATGAAGTCAAAGAGCAAGCCGAATATCCCGAAAGCAGTTTGAGTGAAGGTAAATACGACTACAGCGTTAGTAAGTACGGTAGAAGGATTCCATTTTCATGGGAGAGTCTTATCAATGACGACTTGGATGCACTCAGGGATATTCCAGCCAGGTTCGGCAGGGCTGCACGCAGGACAGAACAGAAATTCGCTACCGGCCTGTATGTTGACTCCAGCGGTCCTCATGCCAGCCTCTACACGGCCGGTAACAGCAACATTGTAACTGGTAATCCGGCGCTGTCTGTTGCCGCTCTGCAAACTGCTATGACAATTCTGGCTGCACAAACCGATTCAGACGGTGAGCCGATTATTATTGACGCTGTTCACCTTGTAGTGTCTCCAGCTCTGGAAATTACAGCGGAGAATATCTTGAATGCTCTGCAATTGGAGCTGATTGAATCCGGCGGGACTTCAAATCAAAAGCTGATTGCTGTCAACTGGATGAAGAACCGGTTGAAACTGCATGTGGATCCTTATATTCCAATCGTGGCTTCCAGCGCTAACGGTAATACTAGTTGGTTCCTGTTCGCGGATCCAGCCAATAACCGGCCGGCTTTGGAAGTTGGCTTCCTGCGCGGTCATACTGAGCCGGAAATCTTTATCAAGAGCCCGAATGCTCAGCGCGTGGGTGGCGGGGCTGCTGACCCGATGGCCGGAGACTTCGATACCGACAGTATTCAGTACAAGGTAAGACACGTATTGGGTGGGACCCAAATGGATCCGAAAATGACTGTAGCCAGCAATGGTAGCGGGGCGTAAATTTAAATAACAATAAGTAGGGAGCGGGAGGGGTTTTGCCCCTCCCGCTAAAGTTGAGGTGATAATATGGGCGACCCGCGTCCAGTAACCAATACTGATGAATTTCTAAATTTAATTCTTGGTGAAATTCGCGGCTTGCGGCAGGACCTGCAAAAAGGAAAGCCGCCCAAGCAAGATTCCGATATGGTCCAACTAAAAGAGCCCAAGAGAAATAAGAAACCCCAAAAGAAGGGGAGATAATTCATGGCTTTTACTTTCGATGTAACTACCGATAGAGGAAAAGTCCGGCTGCTGATTACGGACACTGACCAGGCTAATCCTATTTTCACCGATGAAGAAATTGACGCATTTCTTTCTATCACCCAGGTAAACGATGAAAACGACATCCGCCTCGCAGCCGCCCAGGCCCTGGATACCATCGCTAGCTCGGAAGCTCTGGTGCAGAAGCGGATTAAGTTGCTCGATCTAAGCACCGACGGCCCGGCCGTGGCAAAAGAATTGCGGGAGCGGGCGAAAGAGCTCCGCCGGCAGGTAGATGAGGAATTTGATTTCGATATCGCCGAGCAGGCCTTGGATGCCTTCAGCACCCGGGAATTAATCTGGAAGGACGCGCTGCGCAATGAATAAGAGGTTATTCCACCCGAAGCTGCTCGACAACCTGGGCAGTTTTTTTAATTCCACTTGCACCATCCAGGAGTATACTGAAACCCAGGACGAGTTGGGAGAGCCGATTAAAACTTGGCTGGATAAGGCGGATCATATTGACATCCCCTGCGCAATTGCGCCCAGCGGCGGCCAAGAAGTGAAGCGGCCGGACATGACCTATGTGGTCAGCTCGCATCATCTTACTCTGCGCGGAAACTATCCGGCCATTACTGAAGATATGCGGGCGGTTGTGGCCGGCAAAACTTATGACATCCTTCTGGTTGAACATGACAGCCGGGGGCTGATGACCAGGCTGACGGTCCAGGTGGTGAGCTAAAATGATAACAGTTAAACTAATTGGCGCAAAGGAACTGGAAAAGAAAATGAAAAGAATAGAGAAAGATATAATTGACAAAATGGAAGCTGCTGTCATGACTGGAGCTCTAATAATTCAGAACGATGCAAAAAAAAGGGCACCTTATAAAACCGGGACTTTGCGGAAAAGCATCCACATGGAAACCGCCAAGAAAACTAAAGAGAGCATTGTGATTGAAGTAGGCACCGATTTAGAATATGCTGCCATTCATGAGTTTGGTGGGACAATTACACCAAAGAATAGTAAGTTTCTCGCCATACCTATTGGTAATTTAAAAGGAAGTCCGAGGAAACATAAATTACGCGTTGCCCAAACTTTAAAAGGGCAATATATCTTGGTTGACGATAGTGGCAAGGCACAGTACTTATTGCGCAGATCGGTAACGATATCACCTAGGCCATACTTACGGCCGGCGCTGGACGAAAATGAACACGAAATAAAGAAAAGGATTAGGGATGAACTAAGGCGTGTTTTTGAGAAGGTGATGTAAATGGAAATAGAAGAAGCATTATTTAATTATCTCAGCAACTACGCCGAGTTAACTGCACTAATCGGAAGTCAAATATATCCAATGAGATTGCCGCAAAGCGTTGATTTAAAGGAAAACCCAGCGGTTACTTATACAAGAATAAGCGGCCCAGGAATTCATCTTATGGGAGGCGACGCTAATTTAACTTCTCCCCGCTTTCAATTTTCGGTATGGGCCAAAAAGTATTCGTCTGCTGTAAACGTGACAAAAACTCTAAAAAAAGCACTCCAGGATTACTCGGGTATAATGGGTGGTGCTAGCGGTGTAAAAGTTCAGCATATTTATCTTGAGAACGAAATCGATGCGTCTTTTGAACCTGACCCAGAAATCTATCACCGGATTTTAGACTTCATTATTTGGCACGAGGAGTGAGGCCATGGATGATAAATTGATAATGGCTTTACTAGCGATAAGGGCCGGGGTAGACGAGGCCCTTTCTTTGTTGGGCTATGAAGAGAAAGAAGAAAAGGAATCTAAAAAAGAATGCACCCATCCACCAAACAAACGGATTGATATGTCCACAATGGGTAACGAGGAATGGGTCTGTAGCCTGTGTGGTTACAGGTATAAGGTGGTGAAGAAGTAATGGGCAAGTACGTACTGCGAAACTGCAAGCTCTACCTGGGCGGTTACAACCTGTCAGCTGACCTTAACCAGCTGGGGCTTGAGTATAGTGCTCAGGAAATTGACAAAACAGTTTTTGGTAGCGGCAGCGTTCAGAGAATAGCAGGGCTGTTGGACTTTAAGTTTAATCACCGGGGGTTTTTTGAGGCTGGCAGCGATCAGGTTGACGAAATAATCTGGAACAAGTTCGCCGTAGCTGATGAAATAATGACTGTTTGCCCCACCGACGGTGTGGCCGGAGAAAAGGCTTTCAGCTTAAAAAACATAGCTGCAAATTATGCGCCTGGCGCAGCCGTGGGAGAATTGTTTGCTTTCGACCTGTCCGGGTCCGGCAGCGGGAGCAAACTAATCCGCGGCATCATCATGGAAACAGGGGCCCGCACTACCACCGGGGCGGGTATTGTCCGCCAACTGGGCACGGTTGCTGAAGGCAAAAAAGTTTATGCTGTCATGCACGTCCTGGCTGTTAGCGGTACGACACCGACGCTTGACATGGTGATACAATCAGATGACGCAGAAGGTTTTGCCAGCCCTACGGACAGGATAACTTTCAGCCAGGCGTCAGATGTGGGTGCACAGTGGGCTACGCCGGTATCTGGCGAAATAACCGATACATGGTGGAGGGCGAGTTGGACCATAGGCGGGACTGACCCGTCCTTTACAGTCATAGTTATAATCGCTATCCAATAGGAGGGTTGAAGAATGGGAAAGTTTGTTCTTGACGATGCATATGTGAGCATTAATGCAGTGGACCTTTCGGATCACGTCAGGTCGGTAACACTTAATTACAGCGCAGCGGAAATAGATGTAACGTGTATGGGAGACAACAGTATTAACAGGGTAGCAGGCCTCAAAGACTGGTCGGCAGAAATTGAATTCGCGCAGGACTTTGCAGCCAGCGAAGTTGACGAGACGCTTTTTAGCCTAGTAGGAGCTGCAAGCTTTGCTGTGGAAATCAGGCCGACTTCTGCAGTGGCCAGCGTGACTAACCCAAGTTTTACCGGCAATGCGATATTGACAAGTTACCCGCCGATTTCCGGCGCTGTCGGTGAACTGGCAACGGTAACTATAACCCTGATGGGTGACGGCGACTTAACCAGGGCAACTTCATAAGTTGAGGGGGACTGTTTGTGAGTAAAAAAATATTGAGCCGTGACGACATTTTAAAAATCAGCGACATCAAAGTTGAGGAAGTCCACGTCCCGGAGTGGGGCGGTTATGTATATGTAAGAACCTTGACTGCGGCAGAGAGAGATAAATTTGAACAGGACATTATTGAAATCAAGGGCAAACAGGTGTTGACGAAGGATAATATCAGGGCGAAGCTTGTCGCCCGCGCTGTGTGCAATCCTGAAACCAAAGAGCGCATTTTTACCGACAAAGATGTGGAAGCGCTGAGCAAGAAAAGCGGGGCGGCATTGAGCCGTATTTACAACGTGGCAGCTAAATTGAGTGGGTTATCTGATGAGGACCTGGGTGAACTGGCAAAAAACTAAGAAGGAACCCAAGGCGCAGGTTTATTTTTAGACTTGCGTATGCCTTGGGCAAAACGGTAAATGAACTTTTAAACAGCATGTCAAGCCGGGAACTGACCGAATGGCAAGCTTTTTGGATTGTAGAGGAGGAGGAAAGGCCAAAGTAAAAGCCCCTCAATTTCGAGGGGCTTTTGACTAAGCAGATGGAGCATTAATTTGCTCCCAAGTTCCAGACTTGTTCGTTAACCTTGTTCCACAGTGACGGCAGGCAAAAATTTTAACTGATTTCTCAACTTTGGTTTGCTGGCCACAAGCGGGACAAACAACAGAAGTTGTCTTAAAAAGAAACTGAAGCAAAAATATTACAAGCCCAAACCAAAAAAGGAAAAAATTATTACCTACTATGCCTACCAAAAATCCTAATATAGCGACTCCAAGCCCTGCCCACTTTAAGTAAAATCTTTTGGGCGTTCTTTGAACAGCTGATGTCTGTTGTTTGCTAGTTAGCATAATTTACCACCTCCAACATATATTTTATATCATTTTATTTGCAGAAAGGCAATATTATTCCAGTTTATTTATATTTATACATGCTTATTAATATGACAGGGACAAAAGGGGGCTTTTAAATGGCAACCCTTGCATCATTGATTGTTAAAATAGGCGCTGACGCAAGCGGTTTTAGTAAGAATGTGCAGGGCGCTCAAAAAACACTTAATTCTTTTAAGCAGAGTGCGATGTCACTTGGCCGTGACCTCACTACAAAAGTAACACTTCCGTTTTTAGCGGTTTCAGGTGCGGCTATCAAAATGGCCTCTGATGCCGAAGAAGTTCAAAGCAAGTTTAATGTAGTATTTGGTGAAATGGCTCAAGACGCTAATCAATGGGCAATACAATTTGCTGATAGCGTTGGTCGGGCAAGAACAGACGTAAAGAGCTGGATGTCTACACTTCAAGATACATTTGTACCGTTAGGATATGCCAGAGATGAAGCATCTGATATGTCTAAAACGCTGACGCAGCTTGCTGTTGACGTTGCATCATTCAACAATGCAGCCGATGCAGATGTTATCCGCGATTTTCAATCGGCTATTGTCGGCAATCATGAAACAGTCCGTAAATATGGAGTTATTATTACTGAGGCAGCCCTAAAACAAGAAGCTTATTCATCAGGAATTGCAAAAGTAGGCGAAAAACTATCAGAACAGCAAAAAGTGCAAGCAAGGATGCAACTTCTCATAAAAGGTACGACGGATGCCCAAGGGGATGCTATACGAACAGCAGGAAGCTTTGCCAACCAGCTAAAAGCGCTGAAAGCTGATATTAAAAATGCCGGAGAGGCAATTGGCAAAGAACTAATGCCTTATGCAGCAAAGCTAATAAGTGTAATTAGAAATGCGGTTCATTGGTTTACAAGCCTTGACGATAAGACCAAAAAATTAATTCTTACTATTGCAGGCGTAGTTGCTGTTGTAGGACCGCTAATTATGGGTGCAGGCGCGCTTGCAGCAGCATTATCATTTTTATTGACGCCAATTGGTTTGCTCATCGCCGCCGGTATTGCTCTCTACAAAAACTGGGATAAAGTTTCTTATTACGCACTCCAGGCCTGGGGTTATATTAAGATGGTGGTCCTTGACGCAATACACTCCATATTAATCGGTCTTGAAAAGTTTACAAAGTACATCCCAGTTTTAAATAGCAAAGTAACTGAGGCCAGAGAAAAAGTAGGGCGCATGATTGACCATGAGCGCATTACCCTTTCGGCACGCAAGGCCGGGTATGAAATGGCACAACTTGAAAAACAGATTCGCAGTACGACAGAAAATGTAACACAACAAGTGCCGGCATTAAATTCGAACATAAAATCAATGTTTAGCGCTGCTGACGCTGCCAACAGCATGGCTAAAGCACAAGGTGAATTGGCGAAAAAAACTGATGAAGTTACAAAAGCTTTGGCAAGGTTAGATGCGCGAACGAGAGAGTGGGTAAAGCGTGTCGGTTATCCAATCGGCAAAAGCAAAGAATACTTGCGCCAGTTGGGCGCGGCAATGAAGTTAAAGCATGAATTAAAGTTGGATATAGATTATTCCAAAATAGGCATTCCGATTTCGCAAGAAAAGTTACCAAAATTCGCAGCCGGCGGCATTGTGCCCGGGCCGATTGGGAAACCGCAACTTGCCGTGGTGCACGGCGGAGAGGAGATAATTCCGCCCAGACAGAGCGGTCCCAAAACCGCAAACATAACAATCTACCTCGATGGCAGACAGATTGCGCGTGCAATAGGACAGCCGCTTACTGACGAAGTGCGTATCAGAACGGGGGTAAGAATATGATAATCAGAATTGGCGGCAATCAGGTAAATATCCTTTCGGGCACGCTCAACATAGACGACATGATTGGCGAGCGTTCAACCTGTACGTTTGTCGTGCGTGATGATAACGGTACGGCAAGCTACCGCAAAGGCCAGCCTGTTGAGGTCGAAGACGACAACGGCACACTTGTTTTTGCAGGCGTGATTGACTCTGCGGAAGAAGTGAAGCCGGGACCTGGTGCTTTGAAGCTTCATACAATTAGATGCGTAGACTGGCATTATCTTGCCGACAAACGCATTGCGGCGAAAGCTTATGAAAATACGCTGGCGGGAGATATTGTAAAAGATATAGTTAGCAATTATTTACAAGCTGAAGGCATTGGAACCTGGGAAGCTTATTCGGGCAAAACGTGGGGTGAATTATAATGTCAACCACAACAGGTAAAGACTTAAATTTGGTAAAGCCGGAATTAACGGACCAGATAGATCAGACCATTGGCACTGATTTACCTAATAATTTCCAGACAATTGATGATCGGTTTACTGAACATAAGGCCGATACTGCGACAGACGATGTTCACTCTCTACTTACGGACGGGAAAATAATTGAAGAAAGCGGTTCTAACGCGAATGGTGAATATGTGCGATTTGCTGACGGTATGCAGATTTGTTGGAGAATTTTTGAGGAAACAGGTGACGGGGTGGCAACTTATTTTTCTCGTTCAGATTTAGTCTGGCCTGCATCTTTTATAGATATTTTTGTGGCACAAGTACACTACAATAGTGGATACACTGTTCCTGCTGATTCTGGAAATAGATATGCGCAGACTGGCATAAGATACGGTTCGTTGTCTATGAATTATTGGTGGAATATTAAATTAGGAGCCGCGTTGCCAGATGGACATGCGTTTTACGTTGCAGTGGTAGCAATAGGGAGGTGGAAGTAATGCTTGTTAAATATAGTCCGCAACGTAATGATAACAAATTAAAATACCAATTTGATGGTGAGATTATCACTGCAACACTAATTTCGTCTCTAGATGAAATGACAGATACTTTTGATTTTTTCTCTTTACCTGAAGGTGAAATAGATAGAGATGATGAAGGAAATCTTTTAATTGAGACAACTCTGCCAATCTGTCCTATTTTGAGTGGACGAAGGCGAGCAGATGGAGTGCTTGAAATTGAACTTTTATATTTCCACGGGCCTGATGCAACTCCAGAAGAACGCTTTCCCGACTGGCAGGAGGTGGGTTAGGTGGGTAAAGTACACTGGAAAACGCAGGAGGAAATAGGGCGGGAAAGACAGCAAAAAGAGCAGGAACAGCAGAAAAGGAAAGTACGAAGGCAACGGATAAAAGACAAAGCAAAGAATGCTAATTCTGTAAAAGAACTACGCGAGTTAGTTAATGATATAGTTATTGAGATAGGTTTGATTGATGAAGCTTAGGACTTAAATGTGCAACAAAAGGTAGGTGGTTAAAATAACTACCTGGGCAGATTTATCTAACAACATTCAAGACGGTCCCGTTGTCAAGGAGGCCATTTTTAATTATGTGCCCGTAACCCAAGCATCTGACGAACTTGCCGAAAAATCCGTTTTCTGGTGGCGAATAACCCCATATAGGCGGCTTCATTTCAAAGCCAGAGAATCAAACGCCGCTCCTTGGACGGCTACCGCCGACAACATGAAGCACGACAGCGTAAGCGTAGAGCACGGAAATCCGAAATACAGAAACAGGCAGTATGTTAAAGGCGGCCGCGATATAACCGACCCGCAGACGGAGACAAAGGTTGGAGACGGAGAAGCGCGGTCGTTTACGGTCGGTTTCCCAATCGCAAAAGTACCGACGGTTGAGGTAAGCATAAGCGGCGGGGCATGGACAGCGCAAACAATCGGGATTAAAGGAGTTGAAACGGGCAAGCAGTGGTACTGGAGCAAAGGCGACCCTGTAATTGTTCAAGATGATTCCGAGACCGTTCTTACCAGCGCGGACAAGGTAAGGATAACTTACCAGGGCGAATATGACATTGTGGTTTTAAGCGAAGATAACGCGGCAATAGTAGACAGGCAGCAAGTAGAAGGCGGCGGCACGGGTTACGTTGAGGATGTTGCTGACGAGCCGAACATAACCAACCGCGACGCGGCGTTTCAGCTTGCTAACAAGAAACTCCAAAAATACGCAATAATTGGGCGCAGGCTGAGGTTTAGGACGCGGCGTAGTGGTCTTCAGCCTGGACAGCTGCTTACTGTCAACCTGCCGGAGCACGATTTTGACAATGATGAGCTGTTGGTTGAGTCCGTAACAGTTACAGAGGAGCAAAATACCCTTTGGTACGATGTTGTTGCCGTGGAAGGACCGGAGCAAGGAAGCTGGGCAAAAATGTTCCACGCTATGGCAACGAGAGGACAGGCGTTTGTCGAGCGTATAAATATCGGCGAAGACCAAGTACTAGTCACACTTCAAACATACAGTGAATCGTGGCCTTGGGCAGAAAACGTTGTTAAAAACGTGTTTGCGTGCCCGGTGCCGAGCATTGATTTGTACCCTAGCAGTACACTTTATCCATGTTAGGGGTGACGATATGAAAGAGCGAATACCCTGGCGCGGCAAAATCCGTGTCATTTCTATATTTAGAGACGGTACAAAGCAAGTTGATGAACTGGAAAACCTCATTACCGATGCAGGTAAGAACCTCTTGCGTGATGTGCTTGACGGCACAGTAACTGACGGTGAAATTAAGTACGTTGCACTTGGCGATAATAATACAGTCCCTGCAAGCAGTGACACGAAGCTTGGCAATGAATTTTTCAGGAAGCAGGTAACGAAACAGGAAACGGGCGCAACGGGAGAACTGACAACAACAGTCTACATTGCCCCGTATGAAGCTAATCAGCAAATTGAAGAAATAGGCTGGTTTGCGGGGGCTGAGGCCACGAGCACAAAAGACAGCGGAGTATTGATAGCGCGGGTTTTGTACAGCAAGAACAAAACGGAACTTGAAAGTTTGCAAATTGAGCGAACTGACACGATAGGGTAGGTGAGGGTATGGCGTATACAAAAACTACTTGGGTTGAAGGCAGTGCGCCTGGGATTAGTGCTGAAAATTTAAACAAACTTGAAACCCAGTACGATGAGGTTAAGTCTGAGGTTGCAAAAACTGACGGAACAAGTGATATTCAAGTGCATGGTTCAAATGTAACAGGGAATGTTTTTGTTCTAACAAGCGACTATGAGGATGCTGATGTACTAGCCAAAATTAAGAATGTAGACGGCGCAGGGAGTGGGCTGGATGCGGATAAACTTAAAGGCGTAGACCATCGTGGCCAGGGTGGGACTTCTGAACACCCAGTCGCGACAACTTCTGTGGCAGGGTTTATGAGTGCGGCTGACAAAAATAGGTTAGACGGCGGCACTATAACCAGCGGAAGTGTACATTATACAGACAGCATTGATGCTGGGTCTACGTTGACGAAGCAAATTGCCATAGGAAGCGATAAAATAAGGGGTAAATTAACTGTAAGTAATTATACTACCACCGAAACAGATATGGGAATACACGGGGTTATGGTATTTTTCAATACCGATAATCTTAAAACCTTAGCCGTGGGTCACAGAGCTAGTCCTGACGTTTCAGCCGCTGCTATATCTAGAGCATATCTAGGCAAAATAACGGTTGCTGGTTCTAGTTCTGGCTTTGGGCGCAAGGCAACAGGCCATGAGGAAATCAGGATAAATGAAATATATATCAGCGGCTCTAATTTGGTAATAGAATTCGAAAATACAGATACAGCTGCTCAATCGCTTAACTGTCAGATAGACTGGGAGGTGGAGTGATGTTTTGGATTGAAACGCAGGGCAGCATGATAACAACGTTGGGGAGGACAGAAGCTAATGTACCCCTTAACGAAGGCCAAATTGAAATAACGAAGGAAACAGCGCAAAAGATAAAAGTTCTTCCCTTGGGATATTATTTAGAAGGAAACAATATAGTGCCATATACACCGGTAGAAGTCAAAATTTCCAACACGAACCCCGAGGCAATGGAACAAGTTAATATTTCAGCATTGACGCCTGACAAACAGGGCGACGGCATTGAAGTTGTTCTTTATATTGACGGTGAGGAACAAGCCCACGGACAAATGCCCTGTACTTGGCCTGTAATATTTGAAATTCCTGGCACTTATACCGTTGAAATAGATGCTGGCCGGCACGGAAGAATAAAAAAACAGGTGGTGGTAGAATGAATGTATTACGGGTTAGCAAAAAACCAGAAAACTTGGACGAAAATCAATTTCTTAAGGAAGCATTAAAAGAACTACAAGGAAAAATGAAAGCCAAAGGCGAAACTTTTACTTTCGATATTGAGGCACGGGAAGTTAGGAAAAAGGGAAAGAAAATTACACAGTAGGCACAGTAAAGTACATATAATACCGCCTCACGGCGGTTTTTTATTTTGAACGGAGGTGGGGTAAATGGACCATGAGACGCTGGTAGGGGAGGTGTCTGACTTGAGGGCGCGGGTCAAAAATCTGGAGGGGTGGCAGGAAAAGCAGAATGGGAGCATTCAGATGGTAGAGAAGCGCGTCAATCAAATATACTTCTGGATCATCGGTCTGATGGGCGGGGTAGTTGCCTCGCTTATTTTATTAGTTGTGAACTTGTCGGTGGGGAGGTGAGCGTTTGAAGTATCGTAGAGACGGGGATGCGGTCATTTGGCAAATACCGTTAAATAAGTATCGCTCAGAGCTAGTTTATGTTGGCCGCAGGCGTAGGTTATCCAGAATTGCACGCCAGTATGGGACAAGCCATGCAGCCGGCGGGACGGTATTATATGCGCTGAATACGGGAATACCGGTGCAGCCGATATACACTAAGGAAGGGCTTCACTACGATTATAAGGGCGACGTTTTGTTTTACCAGGATAAGAGTGGGAAGCATAAAATTTTCTGTCTGCCAGAGGACAAATACTTAGGATACCGAATGTGGGACATGGTTTGGGGTTTCGGAGTTGTTGCGCAGCTTGTCAAAGACGGTAGAGTGGACCTGCGATACCGTACCGATTGGCTCCACGGCTTGGTGAAGACCCGTCACCCGCGCACTGCTTACGGTGTACGTGGTGACGAATTTATTGTTGTAACGATTGACGGGCGCCGTTACGGTAGAGGTATGACCGGCCCGGAGCTTGCAGAATACATGGCGTCTTTGGACTGTGACCTCGCGGTCATGCCCGACGGAGGTGGTAGCAGTGAGGCGCTGGTGAACGGTAAGATTGTTAATCGTCCGAGCGACGGGAGGGAGCGGCCGCAACCGGCCGCATTATTATTTATAGCCAAAGGTACCAAAAATCAAAAGCCAGGCATTGAGTTAAACATTAACCGGCTCTTGAAGTTTGGTACCAGGGGCGATGACGTAAAGCGACTCCAGGAAGCTCTCAGCATTACCGGCTTTAGTCCTGGCCCGGCTGACGGAATATTTGGTCCTATGACGCACTGGGCAGTTAAGCGGTTTCAAAGAAAACATAATCTATTAGTCGATGGAATTGTCGGCCCGCAAACCATTGGAAAATTGCGCGAGGTGATATCATGAGCGACATAACGACTATCACCAAAATGCTCATTGAAGTGGTAATGGGAATGATGCTTGGTGAAGAGACAAACGACGTACAGCTGTCAAAGAATTTCACCCTTAAAGAATTCCAGTGCCCTTGTTGTGGAGCTGTCAAAGTCAACCCGGAACTTGTTAGGCGGCTGCAAAAAATGCGTGATAAGTTGGGTAAGCCAATCATGATAAACTCCGGGTACCGGTGCGCTGATCATAACAAGGTAATCGGCGGCGCCACAAAGAGCCAGCACCTTTATGGCAATGCAGCAGATATTTCTGTGGTAGGAATGAGTGCCGGCGAACTTGCCGATTTTGCGGAGCAGTTTTTTGAAGATGGTGGCCTGGGAAGATATCCGGGTCACGTCCATCTCGATGTCAGAGGCGAAAGGGCAAGGTGGAATGGGTAAATAAAATCTTAAAAAGGGGAGATTTTAAATGTTTGATTCTGTGTTAATGGAAAAGGTAAGTGAGCTTTTACTCATCCTGATCCAGGTGGCGATACTTATCGCCCTGGGCTGGGCCCGACAACTTAAGAAAAAAGCGGAGGAGTATTATAAGAGCCGCACGACTGCAGAGCAGCGAGCGGTTCTTTCAGTAATGGCTAGAGATGCATTTGCCTTTGTGGAAGCTGTGTATAAAGATTTGGATGGCCCGAAAAAGTTAAAAGAGGCAATGATGATGGTCAGTCGGCGGGCGCGCGAGGCCGGGCTTAATATTGATGAAGAAGATATAAGAGCTGCAATAGAAAGCGCCTGGCTGGAGGATAAAAGGAGGGTTGAAAACCTACCCGGTAAAGTTGAAATTACGAGTGGGGGGTGATCACCTTTTCCGCAGAGCAACGGCGGAGGAGGTGATGCCTTGTTTAGATGAAAGTTAATGTAAACCGCAAGCGAACAATTCACCTAATCTATTTGATCCCGCTTTCCGGTGATCCGGAGGGCGGGGTTTTTTGTTTTTTGAAAAATAATGTCGGTATTTGTCGAACGATTATGGAAGGATATGCTTATTATGTATAGAAATATAAAAATAATATTTTCATTAAAGGTGTGTTAAATGCATAGAAATGATAAAAAGGGTAATAAAGGGAATCAAGATGTTATCGTTTTATATTCAGATAAGCCCACCCAATTTGCTCACCTCGGTTGGAGAATTGCATATACTATTATAGCATGGATAATACTTGGTCAAGAAATATCTCCTGGACAAAGTTTTTTTGTATCCTTAATACTCTTCTCTACGCCTTTAGCTATGGAATATTTAAGATTTAGACCAAAAGCAAAATTTCGGAAAATTATAAGACTAGTAGGAATAATGATAACTGGTACTTGGATTATTTTTGGTTTTATAGGTATGGCGGGTATTTTAGAAGTGATAAAAAGTGGCAACAATTTGTTTGTTACATTTTCAAAGGACTTTATACTAAATGGTACTTATATTGCCAAAGTAGTATATATTTGGTCTATCCTATCAATTAATGTTCTTTTGACAATTATTGATTGGATAATTTATGATAATCCTTTAGAGTCAGAAATAGAGGATACACAAAAACAAAGCATTTAATTAAACAAATTAAAAGGAGTTGAGGGTGATGTATTTACAACATTATCTATTTGTTTTAGTTATTATTTATTTTTCAATTGTAATAGGGATAGCTATAAAATTTTATATGCTTGGATTAAAAGGAAAAATATTATCCACATCAATAATCTTTCCGCTACTTTATATTAGTTTAGTTTTATCTTTACCTATAGATGAATACAAAAAGAACAGGGAAAAAAGGTTTCAGCAAAGAATTGCTTTAATTTTGGAATTGATAATAGTGTCAATAAGATTTTTCCCCGTTTTTGTTGGTCTATTTGGTCGCAAATTAAAACAAGAAGAATCAAATATTTTTAAAAATATTACTCACACTAAAAAAATTATTCCTGATTTTTTGATGAATTTTTCAAATGCCAAAGTTTAAAAAAAGAAAACTGAAATTTCCTGGTGCCATTTTGGTGCCCAAAAGTCTCCAACCACCCCGGCAAACCCGGGCTTTTTCCCTTCAAAACCCAAACGTGGTTTCGATTTCGCCTGTGCGGTATTCGGTGTGGTGTCGGAGGACCAACATCACCATGCTGGTCGAGAATTACAAGATGAAAAACGGTTTAAGAACACTAACCGTGCCGGAATACTTAGCTGTGGTCGGGAGACTTGAAGACGGGATTCGCGTGGCTGACAAGTTGTTGAACAGGGCCAGCTGAAGTTATCAGTGGGCACGCGCATACACACGGGAGGGAGTTCAGGGCTATGGCCAAAGTCGATAATTTTGAAATCGAAAACATACCCGACGCCGAAACGCCGAAATCTGCCCTGGACACTCGCGAGGATTTATTAGCGAAGATGCTTGCAAAATATATCGCCGAAGAAGAGCAGGCCAATGAGAAGGAGGTGACCACGTGAGGCGACTGATAATCAACTTCCGCCGCTGGCTAGAATCCCGCCGGTGGCACCGGCGGTGGGCGAGGATACTCAAAGCAGGAGGCGGTATACGGTGAAAGCAATCGAGCCGGAAAACTTAAAAATCTACGCAAACCCGACAGTATACCACGGTTTTGCAGTATTTGTTGAGGACCTGAAGACCGGTAAAAAGTTGATGCTAGAGTCTCATGCAGGTCACGATGCTGCAATCAAGGCCGCGAAAGAACTAGATTTTCAGGTCAAGCAAAAGAAAGTTTATATTCGGATGTAGGAGGTGACAACAATGGCCCAAGTCTTTATAAAAGAGACTTTTGACGGTATCAAGGCAGTTGAAATCAACGGCAGGACATACGTGAACACCACACCGCACGATATTAATTTCCTAGTTGGTGGCGATGTGGTGACGGTCCCGCCCAGCGGCGTGGTGATAAACGCGAAGCCGGCTGAAGTTATTACTCATAGAGAAGATGATATCACGTTTGTAAAGACGGTTTTCGAAGGCACCAGGGAAGGAGATGACAATATTGAAGATTTGCAGTTCCGCTTTCCTGGCTGCCTGATAATCGGCAGCATAATCGCTGCACAGGCCTACCCCGGCCGCGTGCTGGCGATGATACCAGCGCCGGGATTCGAGCGGGTGCCGCCTAATCAAAAACGGATGCGGGCGGATAAGTTTACGGTGTTTTAGGCGGGAACTAACCCGGCCCCCGACGCCATGAGGCCGGGCGGGGGAGAGAAGGCTAATCCTCCTTAACATTGATAACTCCGTGCTTTTTCTCGTACTCGTTAATGTATTGTTCTAATAAATATTCTATCTGCATTGCAATAGAACGCTTATTTTTCTCGGCCAAAAACTTGATTTTTTTAAAGTTCTCTTCCCGGAGGCGCAAAGTAAACTGTCTTTTATTTGTAACCATTAACAACATCTCCTGAAGTCAAATTGATGTCACTATTCTATTATAGTTTATCCAAAAAATTTTTTAAAGAATCATAAAGAATCATATTGACATCACAGAGAATTCACCTTATACTATTTATAAGGGGTGAGTCACAGTGAATTCACCAAGTAGACAACAAGAAAAAAGAAAGCAATATACCTTACGCCTCAGCGAGAGCATTAGTGAAAAATTAGAGAACAGGTCAAAGAAAATTGGGTTATCAAAAAACGCCATTATAACAATGATTTTGGCGGAAGCGTTGGATGTTGGTAAAGGAGAGGATAATGCTCCGGTTGCTGGCCGGGCTAACCGGAGCGGGGAGAGTAGGTGAAAGGCAAGGTTTTAATCTTTAATCCTATTGTAAAACGCTTCCAAGTAGCAAGCAATATCTGGGAGCTACAGAAAGGGGGTGCAGGGGATGTGCATTGCCACAACTTTACACGATGAACTGAACCGGCTGGGAATGACGCACGAGGAACTGGCCAAAATGATGAATTACAGTCGGCAGAGCGTAACAGCCTGGGCGACGGGGAAAAGAAGGATTCCAGAAGATGCCAAGCGGAAATTAGCGGCCATCAGCCCGCGATTAGCATTAGAGATTATCTCAGATGACCCGGCAAATATTTTTATGAACGGTTGGCTTGATGGAGAAGTAGACTTATCGGTATCGGCGATGAAAGAAAAGATAGCTGAAGAGCTGGAAGAGATGGCGAGAAGCTTGCGTAACCTTCACCTGGTTAACAAGACCAGGCCGGAACATCTAAATGATATTGATAGGAAGCAAATATCTGAGGCCACGCAGGAAGGGCTTGACTTAATAACCGGGATACCGGTCATGCTGATAAAACTTTATGAGACGTACAAGATGGACCTCATAAAAGAGGCGGAAAAGCACCGGAAAAAGCTATTTGAAAGGAAATACAAAAAGAAAAATCCCGCCATGAAGCGGGCGCTCAAAATAAAATTATCTTACGCTTAGTATACCACCTCTGAGAGGATGATTCAAGTGGGAAAAAGACTGAAAATCGACCTGAAGAAAGGGCTTTCACCCGAGCAATTTGAAAGACCCTACGAAAATACAGTTGTAATAACAGCGGCTTTGCAGGCAAAGGAAGATTACTCGCTCATCACAGAACAAGCAGATTTTGAAGAAGAAGTCTTGCAACTAATAGAAAAATAC